TAACACCTTCCATAAACGTTCCACCAGGAGAGCCGCCCGGCACTGCGGCCTTGACAACGTTACTGATGCCGGATGTCACGCCAGCGGTTATACCGCCAATGGCAGCGGCTTTGAGAGCGTCTTTTAAATCACCGCCTTGTATCAAGGTTCCAATACCACTGCCCAAAGCAGTCCCTAAGATAGGACCAATAACGGGAATCATGCTCAAACCAATAGAAAGAACAATGGGCGCGACTTTCTTAAATACTTTGACTACACCCTTAACAAGTTTTTTGACGCCTTTAAAAAGCTTCTTCAAGAAAAACTCAGGCTGGCCTGTGACAGGGTTGATGCTATTTAGCTCGTTACCTACGATGTAACGCTCGGGATCAATCCCCATGTCTCGCATACGATTAAAAACAACATTTTTAAGTTCGGGGTCTTCTTCAAAAACCGCCATGGGAATAATCGTCTCGCCAGTAGCAACGTGCGCTATGCGATCATCTTCTTCACGCCCAAACTCAGCCAATTGATCCGCCGTGGGCTTCACGATGTCATAGTAGTTGTCGGCGTTAAGAGCTTCGTCCGACCAATCTCCAACGGTTGCAGTTAGAAATGACCCAAGTCCCCCTTGGGGCACTTCGTATGGCTCTGGATTTCTTGATGCGGCAGCTGTCATAGAACTATCCCATTATATTTTTTTGATTGTATCAAAGCCGTTATGGCGTTGATACCGTCACAGACCCTACAGAACCGGTCCCCGTCAAACCTGCGGGGTGCGGTTTATTAGTTATGACGATTTTAAGATCGCCATTTTGCTGAAAAAGGGCACCAATCTCTAGGTTATAATCATTATGCGGTAAATTTGTTAGGGTAAGCTCCGTGTGCCGTGCATCTCCAGGGTTGTTAAATAACTCAAGAAACACAGAAAATGAGCGAACAATTTCAGCCATATATAGGGCGTCATATTGCTCCGGGGCTCGTGGAAACTGAGGTAATACTAAGCGGCGACCACTCATCGGCGGCCATCCGGGCGCACATCCAGCCGGGAAGAACCCAACCGCCATTGCGTTTCGGTGTCAGAAGAAGACACTCGTAAGGCAAAACTACGACCTCTCAGACGTAAATGTATCTGATCTGTGAACTGTTCCACAGGGGTTGTCGCAGATCGGGTAGTGAGAGCATCGTCTGAGTTCAAATAGTTGCCGCCGGGGAAATCTCGTACTTTTGTGGTAAAAGTGACTGAGGGGGACGCTGCTGTAGAGTTTTCAAAGGTGATATCCGGGATAATTCGCCGTATAAAAGCAAACTGCTCGCCGTCAGCAAGGTCCATTTGGCTTGATTCTATGTGAGCGTTAATGGCCACAGGAGGATTAGAAGTAGCATCATCAAAACCCAACTCTTGAAAATATTGCCTGCCATCCGTGAACGTAGCAACGGGGAAATCATTGATCCCACGGTCAACCCAAGCTGTACGAACCAAAGTACCATAATACCAAGCATTTTCTTGGTAGTTAAAAACAACGTAACGGTCAATTTCATTAGCTGTTGACGAGGGGTAGAACCACCAGATTTCTGAGTACGCCGAATTCGACGCCGCGAAGACTTTTTCTTTTTGTGCGCGATTAAAATCATTAAAAACGTAAGATCTCACTGTGCAAGGTATCCGTTGAACCTGCCCACTAAAAACATAAAACTCTTCAAAGCCCATCCAATACACCACATCGTTATTCGCAATAGCAGCTAAAGGCGACATGATGGTTATGTTTTCAGAAATAAGGTTGATACCAAAAGTAAAAGGAGGACCTAAAAACTGCATCGTGTGCAGAGAAACATCCGTGTAAACAAGGATTTGTTGACGAGTTTCTACCGCTGCAATGATTTCTGATCCAGAACCAATACGAAGGTCGCCCGCTGTATTAGACGGCAAAGAGCGCCATGTGGTTGGGTCTTCTTGGTCACTAAAACGAATCAACAAAGGATCTTGGGTGCCAATCGACGTTTCCGCATCACAGCCAAAAGCAATAATGTGCCGGTCTCGATCCGATACCAAAACTTGTTTTGCAATTGTAGGTGTCGTGGAGTCCGCATTAGTACGGCTGGCCAAAGAAACGGCTCGTGACGAAACGCCAGAGGTTTTATCCCAGTAAAAAATGCCCGCATCTCGGACATTTATGATCAAATCTTCACCAAAGTTATCATGTGTCCAGATGCGTAGGATGGTTGTGACACCGCCCGCTGCTTCAGGTTCATCCCAGCCCTGACGGCCCCAAGTGCCTACGCCCCAACCAGTGCCATTTACAGAGGTATCTAGCCCTGTATTAATTTGATAAGCGCCCACGGTGGAACTGCCACCGTTTCCGGTGTCGCTGGAGTTAGCCGTTACCGCTGCTACAACGGTGAAGCTATTGTCATTAATAATAGTGTCAATTCGATACTCAATATTAAGGACCGCTGCCGTAATATTGCCGCCCAAAGACGCCGCACCCGAAAAAGTCACGTAATCACCCGCCACTGCCCCGTGGGCCGTGTCCGATACGGTGATGGTTGAAGAGGTATTAGAGGCGCTAAAAGTTACGTCACCCGCTGACGTAGTTAAACGAATAGGCGTGATGTCGTTGTAGATGCCACTTTCTTCAACATAGTATTTAAGATGTGTGCCAAGGCCCATGAACAGTGAACTGTCCAGCGCAACAAACGGTTTAAGAGCGCGACAGGTGCCTAGAAACGTGTTTTCCGTAGCACGTTCCCATCCGCCAATCTTTTCGGGCACACCAAACCTAAAACGTATTTTGTCACCGTCAAACCAACCGCCCTCATTGGTATACGAGGTTGTTTCGCGATTTACGCCCGGTCTAAATTGAAGTTTAGTTAATGCCATTGTTAATAAGTCGATAGTGCAATACGTCGCCACGTATTTGTAGCTATACAAACGTACAAATATGCGGTGTCGTACGCTATTTCACCTTTTGTACCAGAGCCCTCCGGAGAGGGGGATTTTATAGTATCTATTCTAATTGTATTTCCCGTAGTAATAAGAGTGGAAAAAGTGCCTGCACCCGGCGTAGAGGCACCTATATTTGTGCCATCTATCTCGCCTCCTGCTACATCCACAGAGGGAAAAGTAGCCGTGCCTGTAGTATTTAAAGTAGTAAACGAACCGGTAGAGGCCGTGCTAGCGCCAATAGGAGTGCCGTCAATGTTGCCTCCGTTTACATCTACAGATGAAAATGAGGAAGATCCAGTAGAGGCAATGTTGCCCGTAACATTGCCCGTGACGTTGCCCGTGACGTTGCCGGTGACGTTGCCCGTAACATTACCCCCGACATTACCCGTAACAGCCCCCGTGACGTTGCCGGTGACGTTTCCTGTTAAATTAGCGGTAACCGCAGTAGCTAAAAGATTGACAAACACCTGCGTGACCGTAGCTCCTGTGCCACCACCATTAAACTTCAACACTGCATCTTTGCCGTTGGGTATCTCAAAATCGTTTGAGGCATTGTATGTGCCTTGAAAAACAATAATTGATCGGCTACCACTTAAAGAATTACGAATATAAACAATTTTCTCGGCATTGTTAGGCGTTAGCTGCACGTATGCCGTGCCTCCCAGATCGCCTCCGTCTGTAAATTCAATAAACTTATTGCGACCGTTAGATGTAGAACCGTCCGTGATGGGGAGGTTTGTAGGACTTCCAGAGCTTCCAGCAGATGACAGATTGACAGCAATGATGCCGTCTACAGCACTGTCAATCAGGTCAAAGTTTGTATTGGTAGTCGTACCCCATGTACCAGACTGTTCACCGGTAGCAATTTTTTCGATACCAAGATTTGTTGTATATGTGCTAGGCATAATGCTTTCTCCTTACGCATAAGTGTCTATTGCCCTACCCTTCGTCGCATCAGTAGAAGGAGTGACATCTACCGAGGTGGGCTGAAATTTAATCTTTGATGATTCAGCGGGCATCTGAGCATTATTCAAGGCCGTGGGATTCATCGCAGGATTTGCCGCACCCGCAACAATACCCGTAGGGTTCTGCATCATATTAGACCACCTAACGCCGCCCACGTGTAAAGGGTCACTGGCCATGTGTCATCCTGTTCATCATATCCTCTCTACGCTGCTATTTCGACCCAATTGGCTGACGAATTCGGAATTATAGGCTCCCAAATAAAAGCAGACGCCGGTCCTACTTGCCCTGTTGCCGCAACGCCAGTAACTTGTACAGATATTTCGCCAATGGCCGTGGCAACACCTACACGGCCTAGAGCAAAAAGACCCGTAGTGGAAACAGTTACTCCTACGCCTTCTGTAACAGATACGGAGCCTACGCCGCCTGTTCCTGCTAGCCCCGTAACGTCTACCTGACCGATAGCCTCTACGGTTGCGGAGCCAACAACGCCGGTTGCCGCAACGCCCGTGACAGATGCGTTAGCCTTGGCAGTGACGGTTACAGTTCCGACATCACCGGAGGCGGCAACTCCCGTCACTGCACCGCCAGTTCCTAGCTCAAATGATATCTTTAGCTCGGTGTCTGCTGGCGTAACAAACGGCTCTTCTCCAAAGCCAATGCCGCCAAATAATCCCCCACCGGCACCTGTCGCGGTCATCGGCATGGTTGCCGAAACGCCCGTTACAAAAACATTTTCGGGCAAAGACGGCACCGCATTGCCAACTCCGCCGGTGGCTGCTACGCCGGTGACATTTACGCCAATTGAAAAAAGTACCTGCCCAACGCCACCTGTCGCCTGTAGCCCCGTGACTACAGCGTCTGCGGCTCCGTTTACAGATACACTGCCAACACCACTCGTGGCAGAAAGGCCCGCAACTCCAACAGGTCCAGCCTCGGTGTCAGAACCAAAAGGAAAGGCTGAAAAAGCACTTGTGCTTGGCATTATTTATCGGCCTTTGAGTCTATTTTTGCTTCTATTGTGTCCAGCTTATTAAAAAGGCGCTGTATGTCTTGCCGAAACTCGTCACGCCTAACGTAATCACCAGCGACACGCACTTCTATGCCACTAACATTGGCCTCTAAGCTTCTAACAGAATCCCATAGCGTCTTCATAAGCCACCCAAAAACACCTGCGCCGAGGGTAATAAAAATGTTGATCATGCCCTGATCCATGCACTTTCCCTTGCTAGCTACTCTTCTATGTTAAGTGGGTTGTCTAAAATTCTTTGTATACGCTCTTCTAAATCATCACGCATAACTCTTAACTCACTATTTATTTCTCTGAGACTGTCGTTGACCCTTTCTTCAAGGGCGTAAACATCATCTCTCATCTCTCTAGTGGCTTCAGCCACCGTGTCATCAGTGTTTCTTGCAATTTTCTCTACAACGTCTATATCGGCCTGTAGGCGGTCTAGCTCTCTTTCCAGTGCCATAGTCAAAGAATCAACATTGCCTATCTTGGTGTCAATAACGGCTAAAGCCTCATCATATTGACTAAAATCGGGCGAGACATATTCAGTTATAGCTTGCTCTGCCGTCAATAATCGCTGATAAAGCTCAAATCCGCCCCACATAGCGGCTAAAATGCTGCCTAGAAACGGAATCGCAAGCAGTAGCTTGCCGCCCGATATTTTTAGTCCCGCGAACTCTACCTGCGCCATTGGGGGTCCACCAACTTATCAAACCTTTCTGATCCACGTAATCTTAGCACCCCTAAAGGGTCGGCTTGTGGAGAATTCTTGGAATAGATTTGAGTATTTTTATAAAATTGATTGCGGTCAGATAAGTTAATGCCCTGATATTGAGTCAAGGCTGACGTGTTAGAAATCAAAAATACAGTAAGGCTTTGGTCTGTAAAGCCGCCGGTATCCTCCAAATTTTCTAATTGCGCCTCCATGCTCTGCTCAATCTCTGTTTGCGTCATTGTCTGTATGGATACCGTTGCCCTTTGCACTACTTTTTGCTCTTTTACGCTAGGTGGTGCAACCTCAAAGCGACTAAAATCCGGCTGCTGGGCGCTCAAAAACTGCCCGACACTCTGACCTGTGGCTATTGCGTCATTAAAATCTTCTTCAAACTGAGCTTGAGAGGGCGGTGCTAAATCAACAGATGTCGCAATATTTAAAGGTTGCTGTTCTAGCACCTGTGCAACCTGGGTTTCTTGTCCCGCAGGATTCCAATAGCTTGCCCCGCTAGATTGACTTGACACCCACTGGCTAGATTGACCTTGATCTTGAGTGTTTCCAGTCTGTTGACCCCGAGGGGACTGTTGCCCCTGAAAAGGTTGTTGGTTCACTAAAGATAAAGCAATTCCAACCGCATCGACAGCGGGCTTACTCACGGAACTTATAACATTATCAACAGGGTTTTCTCGTGTTTTTGCGGCTACCTCAACGGGCACTAGCTTTTTTTCCACGGCAATAGGCTTTGCCTTTTCAGTGGACTCAGCCACAGAAGCGGGTTGAATTAAGTCGGGCTCGGGCCTAGATCTTCTTATTACTCGGGCGGCCTCTTCCATAATCTCTTCGGATCTAGCGGCCCTTATCTGTCTTGCTTCTTGAATCTCCACAGGATCTTGTTCGATTTTAATTGTTTGCTCTAGCTCTTTAAGTGCGGAAGGGTCGTCTTTTACTTCGGGTATTCCTCGCACAAAAGGGTCGTCTTTTACTTTTGGTATCCCCTGCATAGAGGGCTCGTCTTTTACTTTTGGTATTCCTTGTGCGGGCGGCAAGCCCATCATCCCTTCCTCTTGCGGTGTGCTTTGATAGACCTGCGTAGACTCCACCTGCCTTATTACCATTGGCTGACCCGTGGCGTCAGGCTGATCTAAAAACAAAAAGTCGTCAGGAGAATCTCCAAACACAGTATTGGTTGCTTGATCCCCAAAGGTTGGAGGCTGTGGTTCCGGCGCTTGATAAATGATTACCGGCTGTTCTACGGTAGTATTGCTTCCATACCCATCACAAGACAGATCATTTTGAGAGGTAGCGCAAGTAGAAACAATAGTAGTCCCAGTGTTTATAGGAGTGTAAATAGCCACCACCGAGGGATTTCTAACCTTTGGCCCGTAGTATCCCGCCCAATACCCTCTATCTTTACCTTCTATTCTAAAGTTTACGCTTTCGTAAGCACTGCTAAAGTCATAGGTTTCATTGCCGGTGAACGTCTGCCACTCTGTAGAATAATCTTGTAGAGTAAACACATTCCGCGCATCAACGTCACCCTGTGAATTGTCTACCTCAAGAAATGCAGATATTTCATCTTCTTTGCCATCGGGATCGCCACAGTAGCCGCCAATAGAATTGTTGCAGTTGTACAGCGCATCAAACGACCAGATAAGCGTTAAAATTTGTAAGGGGTCATACTGTGGCAAGGGCCCAGATGCCGTAACTTGCCCAGTTTGATAGCTATACTGATAAGTATTAGCCTCTGCGTTATACAAGACGGGGCCCGTGGACGTTGGATTACCCAATAAGTTTTTAGAAGTTTCTGCTTGTCCGTATCCTGTAAAAACGTAAAGCAGAATAACTGCGCCAATAAGCCGTTTCATCTCACATCCGCCTTTCTTCTGGAGGAACGCGATCAGAATACTTTTTCCATAAGGCTTTGGCTTCATCTCCTATTTTTCCGTCAATGGGGCAGGGCGTCCCGGCGTCCATCATCGACGACCAAACCCTATAGTCTTGGCACATAAGGCTTACAGCCGCTACGCGCATTCCCATATCAAAAAGAGTTTTGCTTAACTTAATTCTTTCGCAGTTCTTATCTCGAATGGATTTGCCGGTGGAAAATCCAAATATCTGAGTCTGCACCGCTCCCGAAATCCCAGTAGTACACAAGTCCTGTGAGTAAGAGCTACCAATACTGGGCGCTATTGCACTGGGCGGCGGCGAGTTTATATCCTGAGTAACTCTCTGGGTTGACGTGCTTACGGAGTTACTGTTGCTGTTATTGACGTTGTTGTTAGTCGAATTAACGTCTGACGTAGAACTACTCGTCTGATTGATGGTTGTATCCGATGTCGTTAAATTAACGTTGCTGCTAGTGTTTGAATTCTGATTGACATTAGTGGCAGTACTCACCGAGGTGTTGGTGCTATTGTTGGTGTTGGTGTTGGTGTTGGTGTTGGTGTTGGTGTTGGTGTTTGTACTGTTATTAGTGTTGATGTTTGTTAGCAACCCCGTGTAATCCGTCGTATTAACATTCTGATTAAGGTTGACGTTGTTTGCGTTGGAAGTCGAATCAATCACTGACGTATTTACGTTTGTATTTGAATTCGTATTGGTATTGGTATTTGTGCTTAAATTGGTGTTCGTGGACTCACCCGTGTAAGTCGTCGCATTAGTATTCACGTTCTCATTATTGTTGGTGCTCGTGCTGGTGGCTGACGATGTCGTGTTTATATTGGTCGTCGTTTCTTCCGCCAACAATAAGGCAGGCCACAAAAAACACGCAGCAACAATCAACAATCGTTTCATTAGGGTTTTTCAGGCCATGTAATAGAAGCTGGAAACTTTGACTGCCCCGGCACATCACGCAGAGCCTTTCTGTAAGCCGTCATAGCGTCCGTCATGGTCACATCGGACAGCCCATAGTGATCTGTTTCCGCTAACAAAAGATCGCGCTTAGAGCGTTCCGAAGCCGCCAAAGTAGCAGTGTTTGCCGCGTCGTAAGCTGTTTTTTGATCGGCAACTGTGACCGTTTTGTCGTCACTGTCTTTGTACTCAGTAAACATCTCCTGCTCTTTCCAAGCGTACACCCAGTTACCATCAGCGTCCTGCTCTACTCCGTTGCTTACCACAGACTTATAGTCCGCA